TGCAATAGTTTTTATGCCTGTCCATAGTTCTATCTCTCTGCGATACTCAATCGTTTTACCTACAGCATCAGGATCAAGAGCGATGACTACCTTCTCAAACTCTCCAATCTTTGCAAAGTGTTTGGGGTTCATAGATGTACCAAGGATCGCCATAGCTGTCACGTTTGGAAACTCTTGTGCTGCTACAATAGCTGACACAACATCCTCAACTACGAGGCAAACCTGGCCCGTGCCAATCGTATAATAGTTAGCTTCACCAGTGTAGCGATACCACTTGGGATGTGCTTTCTTACCCACAGCCCTGCCTATCGCATCAATCATTCTGCCCTTGTAGTAGATTGGAAAGACAACGCGCTCCTGCTGTACATCATACATGCTCTTGCCTAGCGAGATACCCCAGCGCCTTACAAAGCGTTTGTGCTTGCTGTGTATCTGCTGTGGTCTAACTACCTGCGCTGGGATTTCCCATGTGTCAGGCTCTTTCTTAACTAACTCTAGTTTTGGTTTCATGTGTCGCCTTATCTCCGCTGCTGTCATGTCGGTATCAAATACACCGCCTACATCACAACCTAGCTTATAACAGTTATACTTCAATACACCTGCATCTTTGCTTGCACTGAAGGTGTTCTTACCTTTGCAGAACGGACAATCCCCACGCCAACTACCTGCGTATGTCATCTCCTCTGCGAAATCTCTATGCTTCTGCCAATTACTCATTATCTCTTCCTCTGGCTGCTAATGCTTTACTTGCTCCACTGAATGTATTTACACGATATGGCACCATAGATGCAAACGTTTTATGTCCAGTTACTTGAATAATGTTACCCTCAGATACACCACCCTCCATCATTTCTGTCACTGCAGTGCGCCGTAAATCCATAGCTGTAAGTTCAAGTGGTAGATTAGCTTCGACTAGTACGGCATTGATAAGAGGAGCTATTTCTCCTTTGTCATACGGTGTGTAAGCACCTGATCTTGGTGTAACACGGGGTGCTACATACTCAGGTGATACTTTTATAAAATGTTCTTTCTGTTGGCGTAGCATGTCGCAAAGACTCTGCGAGATAGGGAGATGTACCTCCGCATGTCTTTTGCTCTGCGTCATGTCAAGGCGGCAATGATCAAGGTCTAGCCCATCCCATGTAAGTAAACGCATGTCACCTACACGTTGTCCCCAATCATATGCCATATGAACAATCAGCCCAATGCTACGCCAACGAAAGTCGCTGTAAGCTGTGTCTAGAAAAGTAAATACTTGTTGCTCCGTCCATAACTGCCGACGAGGTTCAGTAGTTTGGGTTTGCACTAAGCTTACTGGGTTGTGCTCCATAACGTCATACCGCATTGCATGTTTCCAGACCACGGAAAGGCAAGACTTGCGATAGTTTGCAGCACGTACACCTGAGGTCAACCACTCCTCATAAGCCTGAGTCAAGTGTCTTACTTTAATATTCTTACAGCGATAACCCCCAAGAAACTTACGCTCCACACGAGTCTCACATACCTTCTTTAGATGCGCCTCGTAATCCTTCTGTGTAGAAGCCGATAACTTACGAAACGCTGAAGAGTGTAGATAGAATTTAACTATCTCTCTGAGTGTTGCACCTTCTTTGGGGATATCCATATTACCATTGTCTCCTCTATACGTTTACCCAAGGGTGAGCATTTATAACATAATGTATTTTTACTTCACCATCAGGCCACTCTTGATACAGTTCTGCTAAACTAGCAGCAGCTTTTTTTACTTTATCAATAAAGCTATCTTCTGCACCATCACCACTATTTACAGGTACTACCGCTACAACATGTGTACTGTGTTTTGGTTTAGTACCTATAATAACATAGTCAACTGCTGTTACATAGATCACTGCGTCATTATGATCATACGTTTTAATCTTGAATGTTTTATCTTGTAACATCACCATTGTCTCCTTGTCTTCCAGTAGGACCAACACCTATTGCAATGATCCTTACCAAATACTCCATCAATAAGCCAAACTATATTCGCCTTACCATTTCTTCTCCACTCCCAATTCCTGGCTGAGAATGTTTGATTGAGGTTCCCACCAAATATTACATTAATGAGAACGCTCAATGCTGTTGCTACCTTTATGAAGTAACGTTTAGTTTGCATATTCGTACAGCAAGTAAACGAAAGGGTAGAACAAGTATGCCATTATTAAAACTCTGGATACCATACCTCACCTTTATCTACGTAGTTACGTTTAACATCATCAAGTGTAGCTTCGAGTGGGCCTACATCTGCATCAGGATTAAGCCATAGGGCATCATCAATCTCACGCATCAACTTATTGTAGTACCCTGTTGCAGGTAGTAGGTGTGTTGTATTAAACAACGGGAGTGATTTTTGCGTATCCATTTTTCATCTTCCTCTGTAATGCTTCTGCCTCACCTTTATCATTAGTAGTAAAGTGTGCAAACCTAAAACCTTTCTCTGTAAAGAAATCTACTCGAAAGCCTACTAAGTGATATTCTTTTGCTCTAGTATATGCTGGCATTATGATGCCTCCTCTGTGATTAAGTGGTAGCGTACATAACGCTGACCTGTTACTGGATGTGCTTTACGTACACGGTTGAACTTAACACCATACCCTTCCAAGTCACAGATGCGGCGTGACAGTGACATGATTTTGTACTGCGTAATCGCATCAAGTGTAGAGATACTTCCTACTGTTTGTAGGTGCTTCATGATTGTATCAAGTTGCTTTGAGTTTGCCATATCTTGTCTCCTTCTATAGCAATTTAAGTTGTACAGGCTCTTCATATATGCTGTCAAGCCTTGGATGTAAAACTTCTGAAAATTCTATATCACAGAAGTTACCACAATCAGGCATAATCATTTTTTGATTGCGCCCTGCTTCGGGGTCAAGCTCATCCAAGAATGTATTGCGGATGCAACTGTTACCCACTTCTCTTTCTGCCTTAGCCATCTTGTCAAACGCTTCAGGAAAGTCTCTGCGTATTTTATTCCAGTACCCCTTGCCACCTTTGACACAGCCAATGCAGTTGTTGTTACCATAGCCTAGTTTGTACATAAGAGGGCGTTCTATGCCTTGCTTCTCTAGGTAGTACAAACATTCAGGCTTATTCATTTTATTTTCAATGAGTGGAAACAGAGGTTTAGCGTCAGGGTATTGCTCTTGGAAACGGATAGCTCTATTAACTTCCTTCTTGGTGTATTCAAACCCAAAGACCTGCGCCTTGTAGTCCAACTCTCTCTCTAGTCTCTGACGTACACGTTTCTTAAGTATCAGTGTACATCTTGCACCTGCTGGACCATTGACGTATTTATCTTTGGTGATAACGTCGAACTGGTCTTTGTACTTCTCAGGCGCACGTTCTACTCGTATCTCTCTACCGTACCACTCCTCACACTCCTTCTTAAAACGTTCATTGTCAGGGTGTGCGCTGTCGATAGCAAAGTAGATAGGCTCTACATTGTCTACTCCAAACTCGTCAATAGCTAGCTTAGTTGCTACCGCACTTGTTACCCCAGCGCTCCACCATGCAATGATCTTCATCTTATTTCTCCTTTGCCCATTCACGCAGATCACGTTCTGCTCTCTCGTCTGCTCTGTCTGTGTATGTGCATACACCTTCGTCAATCAATCTCTTGGCTGTGCGTCCATACCATCCTTGAAGTTCCCAAGCCCTGCCTGTGTCAATCAGGTATTGCCAAGCTTCTATTTCCTCTTCGTTGTCAGCAGGTACTAGCTGCTCACATATTTCAATCGCTAACTGCAAGTTCATAAAAACCTCTCCTCTCAGGGTCATAACTCAAGTCTTGTTCTATCGCTATGTTGCCGTGACTGTCAAACTCTAATCCTAACTCTTCCATAATGTAGGCCATGGCTGACTTGTAATCGTCCACAAATTCTGTGTCCAGTTCATCTTCGGGTAGTTTCTCCAATGCTTGCCATACTGTATTTACCCATGTTCTGCTATCAAATCTATGTAGTTTCATTTTACCACCTCAATAAAGCCAAAGCCACCACCGTTACCTTCTTCATCCATGCTTAGGGTAAGCTCTACCTTTTGCCCCATCACAGACAGTGTGAATACGGGCATAGGTTCGAGCAGAAATTCGTCCTCATACCAATCAAAGTTAGTGATAGTGCCACCGATTAGCTGTGAATAATATTTATTAATGTCCATAGTTTATGCCTCCCGTGATGCAAAGTCTGTTGCTGCGTTTACAAATTCTTCGTAGTAGTGACCGTGGTAATAACCATTGTCTGTGTGGTTGTGTAGCCATGTCACCCAAGGGTGTCGCTTGTTGTCTGTCTTACACAGTACAATTTCCAAGTGTTCCCATAGTGGGTGTGGCTTGCTTGTGATTACTCTACGTTTCATCCGTTGTATCCTTCTAGTGCGTTCCAAATTAGGTTCCAATCGCCATCATAGGCTTTGCGTTTGATTAGTACTTCGCCTGTGTCGTAGTGCTTTACCGTAATAAAGCCTTTATCATCTAGGGTGACTATACATCTTGCTGTACCTAAACGTTTCTGTGTCATTATGCTACCTCCTGCACGAATCCTGTTGTGTCCTTCTTAGCTTTGCCCTTGGCGTATAGCTTGACGATGTGTGACTGTGGGTCTGTGAACCGTAGGTCATCTTTGTCACCATCAATCACAGGCACACCGCGCCATGTATCCTTAGTGTATACATCACGGAATACCACAGCCACAGACATGCCTTGCGCTAGTGCTGTGTCTAGCTTGGCTGCGTAGTCAGCGTTTGCGCCTGAGTATGACCATGTGAGATGATAATTGCGGATGCCTGACACCTTGCGGTTGGCAATCTTGGTGTAGTCGTAGAACTGGACATTTGGGAATATCTGAAAGATCGTTAGGTCAGCTTCGAAGTTTTCTGTCTTTTGCTTCACCTTGATCAGTTCCCACCGTATGTCTGTTGTACCGTTGAGCCGTACCACAGGTTTGATACCGCGTTTAAAACAATACGTCTGAAACTTGCGTATGTCCTCGACTAGTTGCTGCATGAAACTGTCACGGTCACGGTAGAACCATTCAGCTTTGCGCTGTCGTGCTGTCTGTACGTTAGACATTGCGCCACGTCCTGCAGTGTAGAGGCAAGCTTCGATGCATTGTGCGATTGCCGCCATGCTGCATGAATTGAATAGCTTGCCATCCACCATCACCTTGTAAGGTGTCATGTAGAGGATAGCGGTTAGGTACTCGCTACCGTCACCCTTGATTGTCTTTGCGTTATTGCCAACGCCTATAAGTTTATATGTCATGTCTTACCCTCTCACTATATACTCTAACCCTGCCATTGCATGGTTGTCTTGCCACTCTTCAAACTCTTCGTCTGTGGCTAGTCTTGTATCCTCGTCCCAATCTGTCAAGTCTTTTAGTGTATTCCACCCTAGATCACTTTGGTTGGGGTTGGGTGTGTCTGTCAATGTGCCATCGTCTTGTAAGTAAAACGGCCACCCGTCTGATGCTATGTAAAGTTTCATGTCTACCTCCTAAACATAATCCATAAAAAGGGCGCACCTATCCTGTCGATTTCCAGTCGCCCTTCAAAAGATTATATCGTTAACCGTGCTTTGCATTTGCCGCACGCCACCCTTTCAGCCATGGACGCCCTTTGTGAGACTGTATCTATATGATACCACGCCACGCCGTTTGCCGCCTATCGGTGCCACCTAGTCGCAACCAAGTGTGGAATGTTTTGTCGTATTGTCAGATGCACCATTCCGTAGAACATCCAAGGGGCTTGCGCCTATGTCAAATAACGTGGTCCTTTCTCTACACCGCGTAGGGCTTGCTAGGCCAATGTCTCTCGAAGCTGTATCCTCCTATGTGTCTATGCGTTTCGTTTCGTTAGTGTGTGATGCAGGGCTTTCCACCGTGCTTGTCTTAGGACGCTGTCAGACTTTGGATCAAGGCGCTTGGCTACTCGCTGTCTAACTTGTCGCTTTCGATGTGATTATTTAAAGCAAATCAAAACAGGTATGTAAACCCACCTAGAGCAACTTTCTTATAAGCTATTGATTTTAAACGAAACAAAGTTGAATTGCGATTCACGCGCGTATACGGGTACATATTATCCGCGATAAAAGCTTTTATTTGTGATCACATTTGTGGGGTGTGTCTTAATTTGTGATCACATGGGGTAGGGTATATTATGCACGTCTTTTGTATTTGTGATCACAAAAGTAAAAACCCAACAAAATCAACACACTAGCACTATCTACTGATAAACTATCAGTTAATTTATTCAATAAAATCAGTAGCTTAACACCCTTAGCCGGGATAAAAATACAAAATCATATATATGAATACTTGAATGTGGACCCTGCGAGGGCCATGCGGGGTATGGCGGTACACGTATATGTACAAATACACAGAAGTGATTTTTAGTTTTAGCAACTTATACGGGTATTTCATGTATATACACCAGTATATTAATCACAATATGTTACAATACTGTAATATTTAGCAGAAAGGGGGTTGACTAGGGGTAAAATATAGGTACAACTGCGGAGCAGGAGCAGCAGAGTTAAACTTTTAGTGTATTAACATAAATAAAGTAATAAATAATAAATAGTTAAACTTTATATAAGAGTGTTGCAATAAAGAAAGTGGACATAGGTAGAGTTTAACTCTTGACATATTCACTATTTTATATGTATACTATTATCAAGTAACACACAATAATAAGTATAAACATAATAGTGTTACACTATAGGTACGTGTCACGAATATATGTGTCACTCTTCCTCTTGTCTCCTCTCCCTCACACGTAGTTTGCGACACGTACCTTTTTTCTTACAAAGGTATTGACAATGAAACGTAAGCATATACAACTATATGCAGGTGATAACGTTATTGAAGAGTTTTACTCCGCTATAGCCGAAGGTAACTCTCGTAAATTACAACGCATACATATTCCCCGTAGTGATGTATTCTATGTTCGTGCTGCAATAGAGCAGGACACTGGAGTTAGGTACTCCTTAGACCATGTAGAACGAGCTATGTACTTAGAGGGTATGCTTGATCGCAAAGATGTATTAGACCCTGATAGAGAGCGAGACTATGGATAACCTAAAACTACCTATAGCACTTGTGCTTGCTATGGCTGCTCAGCTAGCAGGCGGTGTGTGGTGGGTATCACAACAGGCAGCAACTATTGCTAGCCTTGAAGAGTCTGTACAGCAGTTTGCTAGTAAGATGGCGGTAGAGGATAGCGTCAATCTGAAGCGTGATGTGCAGGATAACGCAGACTACATAGCTGGTGCGTTTGACGAGATAGATGAACTTTGGGAAGAGACTGAAGAGTTGTGGGACGAGGCAGCATCAATGGCAACCCATATGACTAGTATCATGCAGCTACAGCAAAGAGTTGCATTACTAGAAAACAGCTTAAAGTTTCTTAACAGAGTGGACACCCCTAAATCTGATATGCGGTAATGGACCCCGTTTCCTGCATAGCTTTAGCCAGTGGCGCTTATAAAACGCTTAAGGCAGCTATATCCACGGGTAAGGATATACAGTCTATGGGTAGTACTTTGGCTACTTGGGGTAAAGCTGTATCAGATTTTAGTAAGCTAGAGGAGCGTTCTAAGAATCCACCTTGGTGGGAAAAGACGTTCAAGGGTAGCGACGAAGAAAACGCTATACTCATTTGGAATCAGCGCCGTAAGCTGGACGAAATGAGAAAAACTATTAAGGATGAAATATCTTTTTTGTATGGGCCATCAGCTTGGGAAGAGGTTCTACGTATCGAAGCAGAGCAAAGGCGTATACGAAAAGAAGCTGCATATGCTAAGCAAGAGTTTGTGGATAAATTGATTAACTGGACAGCAGGCTTAGCTATTGCTATAATAGGGTTAGGAACTCTAGTTTTTATTATTTACTTAGTAGGAGTGTCCCAAGGTAGATGGTAGATGAGACTAGTCGAGATAGGCAGATTAAAGTATGCTTTATATGACGACAACGGCAAACTACTTATATTAACGTCTTACAAACGGATAGCTGAGAATATGGCACGAGACTACAAAAAAGAGTATAAGAACTATCAGGGTAAGCCAACCCAGCGCAAACGTAATGATGCACGTAAAACAGCTAGACGTAAGATGGAAAAGGCTGGTAAGGTTCGCAAGGGTGATGGCAAAGATGTGGATCACAAAGATGGCAACCCTAAGAATAACAGTAGTAAGAACCTAAGAGTTACCAGTAAGTCAAAGAACCGTAGCTTTAAGCGTACTAAAACAGCAGGAAAAGCATAATGGCTAAACCAGCAAAAGGCAAAATGTTTGCTAAGAAAGTTAAGAACTCGAAGACAGGACGTACTCGTACTGTATCGTTTGGACAATCTGGTAAAGCTAAGGATGGTGGTAAACGTATTCGCCCTGGTACTAGCAAGGGTGACTCATACTGCGCACGTAGCGCTGGGCAAATGAAAAAACACCCTAAAGCAGCTAAAGACCCGAATAGCCCATTGCGTTTATCCCGCGCTAAGTGGAAGTGTAGTGGTACTAAATCGCGGAGATCATGATGCCTACACCTACGAATAAGAAACTATATGCACGTGTAAAGGCAGAGGCTAAGAAGAAGTTTGACGTATGGCCCAGCGCATATGCATCAGCTTGGTTAACTAAAACCTATAAAGCACGTGGGGGCAAATACAGTGGCAGCAAAGCAAACAAAGTCAAAAAGTAAAAAAGGTGGCTTAGGTAAGTGGTTTGGTGAGCAGTGGACTGACGTTAAGACAGGCAAACCCTGTGGTCGTAGCTCAGCTAGTAAATCAAAACGCCCTTACCCAGCTTGTAGACCTAAAGCAGTAGCAGGTAAGATTAGCAAGAAAGAAGCAGCTAAGAAAACGGGACCAAAGAAAGTTAAGTGGTCTACGACAGCATCAGGTAGGAAGAGAAAGTAATGGCAAAGACTAAATGTCCTAAGTGTAAAGGTAAAGGCTGCTCTCATTGTGGCGGCACAGGGTATCACAACAACATGAATGAAGGTGGAATGATGAACGCAGGTATGAAAGCTTTGAAAAAAGAAGCACCAGAAGTAGCTAAGAAAATGGGTTATGGCTACGGTGGTATGACTAAAAAGATGAAGATGAACAAAGGTGGCTATTGTGGTGCATCTAACCCAGCAGAACGTCCTATGAAAATGGCGCATGGTGGAATGGTACATAAGAAGAAAAAATAATGAGCTACTTTAATAAATATGAAAAAGCTTTAACAAAAGCTGGCTACCGTCTAAACGGTAAAAATGTTTATGATTCACGAGGTAATCATGCAGCACTGGAGGACCGTTTTGGTAACGCTTACATTAATGATCCTAAAGTTAAGGCGCTACTTGAAGCTGAAGATGCTAAACCTATTGAGAAAGTTAAAAAGGCTGTCAAGAAAGTTACTCCGAAACTGAAGAAGGTACGTGCTCGTAACGCAGATGGAACTCTTCGTGGTGACGATCCTAGCACACCTGATGTTAATGAGGCGTGGACATACGTAGAGGATAAGTAATGGCACTTAATCAGTTAGGTAGGCCAGCTAGACGAAAATCTGTGTATGGTCATAATACAGGAACTACAACAGAGACAATCTATACCTGCCCACCTAACTGTACTACAGAGGTGACCTTCATTCACGTACATAACTCTAGTGGTAATACTAATATAGAGATTGAGTGGTATATTTCTGCAGATAACTATACATCCCATTTCTTAGAAGGTAAAAACCTAGGCGCAGGTGAGTACGTACAGTTCCCTGATATTGAACTTGTACTACAGGCTGGTGATGAAATAAGAGTAACACCTGCAACAGCAGCACATGTTGATAGTATTATGACTGTTACAGAAACCTTTGCTCAAACTAGATCATAACGGGTATGCAATAATAGGTACTACTACCTGACCTAATCATATGTATAACTATCTCCTGCATACAACAAAGGAGAACGTTATGCTAAACTTTCTAAAACGTGTATTCAAAGCAATTGAAGTAGCACAACAAAAACGCGCAGACTACAGACTACTACATATGCTATCTGAGCGTGAACTACGTGACCTAGGCATTGGTCGCTCACAGATTAAGGAAATCATCTATGGCGAGGAATCTAACGGAAAAGCAGCTTAAGTTCCTTGAGGTACTATTCGATGAAGCTGGCGGTGATGTTGTTACAGCTAAGAAACTGGCAGGTTATGCACCTGAGTCCAGCACTGCAGCAATTGTGGAATCTCTAAAAGATGAAATTGCAGATAAAACACGTACTTACTTTGCTCGTACTGCGCCCAAAGCTGCTATGGCTATGGTTGGCGCTTTATATGATCCTACTGAATTAGGCATCAAAGAAAAGATGGTAGCAGCAAAAGACTTGCTAGATCGTGCAGGACTTGGTAAAGTAGATAAAGTAGATGTCACTAGTGGTGGTGGCGGTATATTTTATTTACCACCAAAAGAAGGTACGAACGAATAAGTAAACCTATAATAATCCCTGAGAGGGAGTTAGGCTTTTGGCAGTTGCCTCTCCCTCCCAAGAAACACAACAAACAATGGCACACAATAGTTCGGGTAACAAAGAAAATACCGTGGGGCTATGAACTACATCCTGAGAATGATAGGCTACTTGTACCTATTGAGCATGAACTTGAAGCGTTAGAGCTTGCAAAACGACACCTTAAACAGTATAGTTACAGAGCAGTAGCACACTGGTTAAGTAAAGAAACAGGCCGTTACATATCACATATGGGCCTAAAGAAGAGAATTGAAGTTGAGCGAAGACGTAGGAAAGTCATTACAATTAAACGCAAGTTTGCCAAGTGGCTCCAAGAAACGCTATCGGAGATCGAAAAACTCGAAAGCCAAGGGGTCGGGGCGTACTCAGAGTCCAGAGAAGACAGTTGAAACAGTTGTTACCCCCAAACTAGATACTGTTCCTGCACAAGTCTCTGCTCCTGAGTTTGACGTGGATATTGCACAGGATGTAGTGTTTAAGCCAAACCCCGGCCCCCAAACTCACTTCTTGAGTTCTTCAGAACGTGAGGTACTTTATGGCGGGGCCGCTGGCGGTGGAAAAAGTTTTGCAATGCTTGCAGACCCACTACA